ATTAGTTGCTTTTTTAATATACCATAGAATAGATGCGCAAATCTTGCACGCAGTCTATTAATAAATTTTTGAAATTTTAATTCGTCACGATTGATTTCTGAGGAACGGCCAATAAAATTAGCAACTGCCTCAGTATCTAATCTACTAAGAGGAACGTTTAATGAACGATACATCCTCCGCTGAAAATATACCACATCATCAATCTGCCCAAGGTTTTCACCTCCTGGTAAAGTTTCGATGGAAGTACCTGTACCACCTTCTCTACGAGGCAACCAAAAATCTTCAAGCATAGACATATGCTTTCTATCGTCTTTGATCTGCCCAGTCGCTGCATCATAAACAAGTTTGTTACGATACTTCGACATAATAGATTTTAGATATTCTTCTGCTTTTCCTCTTGGTAAGTTACCGACATCAACATAAAATACTCTTCGCTCCGGTGCTCTTGCTAATCTATAGATAACAAGCGCATCTTCCATCATTCGAAGTTGATTGATTGGTTTGAGAGCTTTATGAAGATGCGATACAATCTTTTTGCGATCTTCGGATAGTTGTCCTGATGTGACATAACTAACAGAGTCATTAGTCATCTTGACACCACTATTTGATGCTCCTGGTTTTTCCTGATAAATGAAAAACTCCTCAGTCTTTTCAACTATCTTCGCACCAGTTTCCATATCTTTTTTATATTTTACTTTTTTGACCTTGCGCATTTTAGCAGAATCGATAGGTCTAATTTCTTGGATACCTTCTTTTGGATTATCCTCGTTAACGATAAGGTGATGATATAATCTTCCGTCAACATACCAACGGCGAAAAACATCATGCCCTAATTCTTTGAAATTGAGCATACCATAGATATTATCAAATTCTTCTTTGATAGATTTTTTAATGCTATCACTAGTTTCAACTTCTTCTAAGTTGACATCTAGTGTTTGTTCTAGTTCACTTCCAGTGATTGCTTCATTAACAATATCTTCAATAGCAGCATCAACTTCTGGGTGCATCGCGTTTCCGCGATACTTCATTATCAATTGATAGTTATCTTTTGAGTCGTCATCGCCAAGATTTAAATACTGTCCGTAATGACTTCCGGAAACAGTAGCATAACTTCCCCCCTCATCATCCCGTGGTGGAACGATAGAAGTTATATCTTCTTTCTTTTTGGATCGTTTGATTTCGAAACCAAATAGTTTGATGCCTTCTTGTTCTGCCATTATCTATAAACCTTAAAATAAGAATAGAAAGTGGAGTCGACCTTGCCGACTCCACTGCTTTATTTAGTCAGTCGTATTTGACTCGAAATACTGATATGCCCAAGTACATGTGAACCGTTCGATATTATCGTTGTCCGAATACCCAAGAGTGATTTCACTCAGGTCTGATGGGAACGCACCACGGAATGTGTAGTTCTTGATTACATCACCATTTCTATCCAATTGATCAACTTTCAAATCCGCTTCGTATGAGATTGGAGTTGTCAGTCCAGTATTTGCAGAGTGTGCGTTAATACCGTTCATCCAACGCTCAATCGCATCGCGAATCGCAAAGTCAGTATCATTGATGATAGTCGTGCTCCATTCAGCAAACGTACGATCACCTGCCATCTTGAGGATACGACCTCTAAATGGCACTTGAATGATACCAAAGGTTGATCCTGGCAATGTTGCCGCTTCGACCAAGAACGATGTAAGTTCTGGATCTCCGTTAGCAAAACCAGGATAGTTGATTGTTACTTGGAAGAGGTTAGGACGTGCACCACCACCTCTCAGTTTTGACTTAAAGTCATCAACGCCGAGAATAGCCATTGTTCCTTACCTCCTTAAACTGTGCCAACAACTTCTTCAAAGTCCACACCAGATCTAACTGCCACGAAGTTCAGAGTGACGTAGTTAATTGACCGAGCAGGTTTGATGAAGATGTTTGCGATGAACTCATTACGATCTACGACCGCAGGAGTGTTGTTCGTTTCGTCACAGACAACACGGAAGTCCGTGATACCGCGACGACCTCTTACCTCGCGAAGTACAGGTTCCACGATGTTAACAAATTCAGCACGAGTAAACTCATCGTTGAATTCGAACAGTGCCTGTTCTGCCGCTCTACCGATTGCTCTTTCAAGTACGAGGAACAGGCGACGAACGTTGATACGATCAAATGCAGACGGACGTCCAAGCATTGTCTTATCACCGAACAACAAAGTTCCTTGTCCAGGAATGTTAGCAATAGGGTTGACATCTGCTTTGTACAGAGTATCACGCTGCGATTTATTTGGAGTATATGACAGAGCAGTAATACCCAAATATTGACCACGACGCGAACCAGCTGGTGAGAACCAAGGAGCGCGATTTAGGTCAGTTGCTGCGCAGATACCTGCAGTAGAAGATGCCGCAGGGATATGAATGTACTGATCATTGTACTTATCATAAACTTTAAGATAGTTATTATCCACGATTAAGTATGATGAATTTGTAAATGTATCAGCAGTTGTTACAACGTTTGTTGTGATAGTTGCTGCTGAAGTAAGATTTACAACATCGCTTCTCGCAGGAGATGCAACTACGACGCAGTCTTTACGAGTGCTTTGTGCAGTTGAGACTAAATCGTTAACGACTGTTGTATGATCTGTACGACTTACCATGCCAGGAGCAATAAGGAAGTCAACTTCAACTTGATTCTTATCTTCGAACTCATCGTGGGCAGTCAAAATCTCTGAAGTTGTCAGAGTTCCTGAGTTATTGCCGCCCGACAAATCGAAATCGTGAATTGCTGAACTATCCAATAAATAGTTTACGCCAGTTGTAGCAAATGTACCGAGTGCGGTTCTACCGCTCGCTGTTGAATTAAAGTCTGAATCCAGACCTGCCATCCAAACATATTCTGAGCGATTGTTGATAGCATCAACAACATAGTTGTTTGTACCATCAGTATTTTTTGCGTCGCCAGCGAGTGATAAGAACGGGAAAGTTTCGAGGATTGCTCCTCTAGTTCCTGTAAACAAACCATCGTTGTCTACGACTGCAATATGAACTTCGTCATTTGAACCACTTCTATCTGATACCCAATCAGAAGTTGATGGTCTTTTGTCAAAATCTGAAGCATATGCCCAGTTGTTAAATACGACTCCAGATCCATCTGGAGGACATACTGATACACGAATTGAATTACCGAGTTCTCCAGGATATTTAGCAATAAAAGTATGCTTTCCTGATGCGAGTGCCCCTTCTTGGGCATCCCAATCCCCTTGGTTCTTAACTGTTGGCAGTGATAGAGAACCATCACTGTCTATAGCTCGTTGACCAATAGCGGATCTAGAATTTTTTGCTGCCGACGTTGCCGCTCTTACAACTTGCAGTGAACTCGAGTACCGCAAGAAATATTGTGCTGAGTGGAAGTCGATCGTTGTGTCGGAATCTGGTGTAGCAAAGGTATCTACAAGAGTCGCTTCATTATCGATTCTTACTCTTTGCTCAACTGGACCCCAACGAAAATTACCAGCGATTGCTCCAGTAGTAGACTGAACATTAGGGACTCCTCCTGTCAGATCTATTTCTTTTACAACAACCGCAGGACTTTCAGACGGTGTTCCAAGTGCCATGGTTCTATTTCCTTAAAATTGAATTATATGTTGTCATAATACGGTTGTTTTCAATATTCATCATTATTTATAATATTTACAAATTTGGATCAAATTCCACTTGCCAACGATATCTATCATCATCTCGTTCATATAAATCAATCTGATCGCTATTATCCTGTATATAACCGAAAGGAACTACTTCTTCTTCGATCTCTTTCATTCTCTGCTCGAATAACATTCGTTTCATATCAATATCCGTCATATCTGCAAAATATTGTGTAGAAACAAAATAACCAAACATAACGAGGTTCATCATTAAATCATCGTGATTACCATCCGATGCTTCATATGATTGACCTCTCGATTCAAAGGTGGATATTTCTAAGATAGTTTGCTCATCATTTATTTTTAATTTGTTATTTTCTAATATGTCTTTAATCGCAGAGCAACCCAACCTTTTGCTCTTACGAGTAATTTCTATTCCTAGTTTATTGGATTTGATTACAGATTCTACATGCATATTTTCATATTCAAAGTCATGATATAATCCATTACAAACCACCATCCCTTGATCATTTGATTCGATAACGACATATGCTTCGTTGTAAACTTTCGCATACTTATATATAATGTTGGGGAAGAGTAATGGAGAGATAGTGTTGTTGCGATATACAGCTACCTGCTCAAAAGGTCTTGTGCTAATATCGATTAAATTAAATGTAGAATAATCCTGTCCTCTTCCCTTACTTACATCAACGGTCATTATGTAATCGTGATCTTTTTGCGGTTTTTTATAAACTAATAATAAACCACCTTCTAAAATTTCTACAGGGTTTGCCGCACGAAACCCGAGTAGACATTCAGCATTGATAAGTGTATCACCTGTACCGAAGAAAGTATTACCAAACTCTTGATCAAATTGAAGTTGACTCGTATTTGAAATAGTTTCTTTTTTCCATTCTTCATCGCGTCCTGGAACATCCCACCAATCCACTCTAAACGAAGAAAACTCATTTA